GTAGCAGAAAGAGTCCGGTATTATAAGAATTTAGCATATACAGATGATCAGATTGCAGACGCAAAAAAAGACAGGGCAACATTGAACAAATTTGTTCAGGAACTGGAAGCAACACGGAAGGCCGTTAAAAAGCAGTGCCTTGCACCATATGAAGATTTTGAAAAGAAGATAAAGGAAATTGTTCAAATTGTAAATGAGCCAATTCAGCTGATTGATCAGCAGATAAAAGCAGCTGATCAGTTGGAGAAAGACGAGAAGAAGAAAGCAATCGAGAAATTATTTGTGGCTATTGGTTTTCAGCCGTTTGTCACGCTCGATATGATTTGGGATGAAAAATGGCTGAACAAATCTGCGTCATTAACAAAAGTAGAAAGCCAGTTAAAAGAAATCATGTACAGAATAGGTGAAGAAATCGGAACTATTCATAGTCTTCCAGAGTTTAGCTTCGAAGCAATGGAAGTCTATAAGAAGACACTGGATCTTACGCAGGCAATCAAGAAAGGACAGGAGCTGGCTGACATTCAGAAGAGAAAGGAAGAAGCGCTTGCCAGACAGAAAGCTGAGGAAGAGAGAAGAAAAGCAGAGGAAGCTGCTGCAGGAAAAGAGTCAGAGAATCCGGAAGATGCTGCGGATACTCATGATGCGCCTAAAAAAGCTGAGGAGAATGACTATACAAGAGTTGTTTCAGAACCGGTCATGAGAATAGATTTCCGTGTATGGGGAACTAAAGAACAGATTCTGGCATTACGTGATTACATGAAACAGAACAATTTAAAATTTGGAAAGGTGGAATAAAGCATGGCAGTAAATAACAGTCTGGCAAAAAAGCCAGTAAAAATGGGATTAACAGCATATCTGTCACAGGATGCTGTTAAGAAACAGATTAATAATGTGGTAGGTGGAAAGAACGGGACAAGATTTATTTCAAGTATTGTGTCTGCAGCCCAGGCAACACCGGCATTACAGGAATGTACGAATCCGAGTATCTTGTCTGCAGCACTTTTAGGAGAGGCGTTGAATCTTTCCCCTTCTCCGCAGCTGGGACAGTTTTATATGGTTCCGTTCGACAATAGGAAGAAAGGCTGTAAAGAAGCACAGTTCCAACTTGGATATAAAGGCTATATTCAGCTGGCGGAGCGTTCTGGATATTACAAAAAACTGAATGTGCTTGCTATTAAGGAAGGGGAATTGATCCGATACGATCCACTTGATGAAGAAATTGAAGTAGAGCTGATTGATGATGATGTGATCCGTGAAGAAACTCCGGCGATGGGATATTATGCCATGTTTGAATATGAAAATGGATTTCGGAAAACAATGTACTGGTCCAAAAAGAAAATGATGGCACATGCGGAAAAATATTCACCTGCATTCAGCAGAAATGGCGGAGCGAAGACTTTGGAACTTTTAGAGCAGGGCAAAATTCCAGAAAAAGATCTTTGGAAGTATTCTTCTTTCTGGTTTAAAGATTTTGATGGTATGGCACTGAAAACCATGTTAAGACAGCTGATCAGCAAGTGGGGAATCATGAGTATTGATCTGCAGAAGGCAATTGATAAAGACATGGCAGTTATTCAGGAAGATGGATCCGCAGACTATGTAGAAAATGCTGCAGACGAAATCGATAACGATAATATTGTGGCAGAACAGGAGATTAAAGAGGTGCAGCCAGAAACGAAAGCACCGGATCCTGAGAAAGAATCAGATCAGAGAGAAGCATCCGATATTGAAGCGGAGTTTTTCAATAAATAGCGCAGGAGGTACATAAGCAATGAAACATGTAGATTTAGAAAAGTTTGCAAATGGAGCATTTTCTGCACAGGTGAACAGAGCCATTGAAGAGGTGACAGAGAACATCCAGAACCCTAACAGCCGGAGAGTTCTTATGTATTCCGTATTAAGGACGGAGACCGGGGACCGGCATTTAAACTGGTAGAAGCTGATGGTGGTTTATGGAAGAATGCAGTCATGAAAAAGATCAAGGAATATCTGGAGTTTGAACTGAGTGAAGAATTAGAGAAACATAAGATCACAGTCATTGCTTAAGGTTTGTACTTCCTTTTGGATTGTATCACGAATGTAACTTATTGATTATGCAGTATTCCATGGGATAGATGATTATTTATTGCTATCCCATGGAAAGAAAGGAGCAATGGATGAATGCTGTGACATTTCATGTTCCGGGCAAGCCCCAGGGAAAAGCAAGGGCAAAGACGGTCAGAAATAAGCATACCGGAAATACGATGTCTTATACGCCGGAAACAAATCTGCTGTATGAAAATTACATCAAGGACCGGTTCCTGAATAAATGCAATGGAATGTTCCTGGAACGGGGCAAGCCGGTAACTCTTCGGATTGTGGCAAGATTTCTTCCACCAAAGAGTACCAGTAAGAAACGTACAGCTCTTATGCTGGATGGAAAGGAACTTCCGCTTAAGAAGCCGGATATTGATAATATCGTAAAAGTTGTAGCAGATGCCTTGAACGGCGTCGCATACCATGATGATACACAGATCGTTATGGTAGTAGCAAAGAAAGTCTATTCTTCGTTGGAAGGACTGGACGTTACTGTGGAAGAATATAAGGGATAGGAAAGAAGGTGCAGCATGGCCAGACCGAAGATCAAAGGCCTTCTTTACTTTCCATTTGATATAGATTTTTTTGAGGATAATAAGATCAGAATCGTCAAGGCCAGATACAGGTCGGACGGAGTGATGATCTACCTGTTTTTATTATGTGAGATCTACAGGCAGGGATATTACATAAAAGCGGATGAAGACTTTTTGTATATCATTTCTGACGAATTAGGGATAGATCAAAATAAGGTGAAGCAGGTCTTGAACTTCCTGCTAAATAAGTCACTGTTTGATAACACACTGTTTAGTTCGGACAAGGTCTTGACCTCTGCCGGGATACAGAGACGGTATCAGCTCGGTATTAAAGAAAGAATGCGTAAGAGCAAAGAGCCGCTGGAAGTAGGTAGGTACTGGCTTCTGAAAAAGGAAGATACGGAACCTTTTATTAAGTGCACTCTTTTTGAAGATATTCCAGGGAAATGCGATAGTTTTTCCTGGAAAAACGAATCTAATTCCACGGAAAAATCCGCAAATAAAAGTAAAGTAAATAATAATAAAAATAATACAGTATTTCAGTCTCCGGAACTTGAATCGGCTTTCCAAATGTATCTCCTTGTTCGAGAACATAACTATGGAGCGATTCTTCCGGAACAGGTACAGGCTCTGAGGGAAGATCTGTTGAGTTTGAGTAATAAGCCGGAGGAACAGATTGCTATCGTGAAGAAGGCAACGGCTGGTGGTTATAAGGAATTTCGGGGAATGAAGAAAGGAAAGAGAACATCACCGGCAAAGAAGAAGGACAACTTTAATAATTTTGATGGCAGATCTTATGATCAGGAGATGTATATGAGATTGATTGAAAAGTAGAAAGGAAGGATTATAATGGCGAAATTTAATATTGAGGTAGAATTGGACTGGGTGGATGGAGAAGACGGATATACAATTGATGAAGAAATCAAGGAGCAAGTTGTTAGTGGTATTAAGGATGCACTTCTAAAAAAAGCAACAACAGAAGCTGTGGAAGCAGTTGATGATAAAATCGCAGAAAAGATTCTTGAAGCGGAAGGAACGATACAGGCAACCGTAGACCAGTTCGTTGCGAATGTGTGTGAGGAGAAGATTGGAAAGATTATTATTCCGGAAAAGGAGAACACTTGGAGTGAAGAGGTAACGTATAAACCTCTGTCCGAGTATGTAGGAGAAAGGTTTGAATTGTTCCTTACAGAAAAGAGATACGATAGAGATGGATGCATTGCAAGCTATTCCAGTGATAGAAAATTATCAGCTGCCGATCTTCTTACGGGACAGTATCTGGAAAAGGAACTTGGAAAGAAGGTCGAAACCCTGATTGCAAGTGCTAAGAGGGAAGTAGAGGAATCTCTGATAAATTCGTTTGAGCAGAAGTTAAAAGAGAACCTCGCGAAAGATACGATTGAAAGAATGAATATTCCGGAAGTGTTGAAAAGATTTAGCGAAATGGCTCTGGAAGAAAAATAGATGGAGAGAAAGCAATGTTAGTAGAAAAGAACTTAAAAGAAGCATTGGAATATTACATAAAGGGCAAACCTGTAACAGCACTCTGGATAGGTGAAGATGGTGGCATGAATGCAATGCCATTGTCGGATATCCTGGATCAGCCAGAGAATCACTTTTTGGTAGATGTGCCGG